GTAGTACCAGGCCCCAGCTGCATTGGGAGAGTATCCCGCGTCACCTTCGTGACAAGCTGGAGCATGGCTTGGAGTGTCATATACCTATAAGCACCTTCGGCCCTCCCGGGAACGAAGAAGCTTACCTGTTCGAGGCAGTCGATACGTCGAAACCCTGTGAAGGGTTCCATGACGTTACGATGATAACGAGCAGTTCTTGGGTTGACACTGTGAAGGGCAGCATTGTTGATATAGATGACGTGAAGCCATGACTGTCGGCAACACGTACTACAATGCTTCGAACGTTCCAGGTGCCCCGCCGTCTCACTCCTCCATTGAGGGAACTATTGAGACGAGAGTCTGGACCGGGGAGGATCGCCCCAAAAGGGAGAAACTCCATTTTCAGGACTATTCTGTCCTTCGTGACGGAAAGACTCTGAAGATTCACCGCCGTACGATCTACTCGGCGCCGTTGCGTGTTCGTCGTTCAGACGATGAGCACAACTACGACATCCAGATTAGATCAAATCAGTCTGTGCGCGTGGCCACGTACCTTGGTACCTCTGGGCCTTTTATCAGTAATACGTCGAGCGATCAGTCGCCGATTTCTACTGATAGTCTGACGGTGTCTCTTTTTGACGCCAACGACAACATCGCGCTCGCTAATAAGCTTCGGGAGAAGCTACGAGGGTCTGACTTTGATGCGTCAGTGTTCCTCGGCGAAGGACTCCAAAGCCTTCGTATGGTTGCGGATGCGGCAATTAGGATCCGTAAGGGTCTTAGCCACATTCGGCGGTTTGACGTCGCTGGTGCAGCACGCTCACTGCTAGAGGGGACTTCTCGGTCTCCGATTAAACCATATACCTCTATGAACTCCGCTGCTAGAGCGGGCAAGAGGACTGTAGCTAACAACTGGATAGAACTCCAGTACGGCTGGTTGCCCCTGTTACAGGACGCACAGGCCGGTGCCGAGCAGCTAGCTTGGTACCTACAGGCACCCCTCGAAACACGTGTTAGCGTGTCGAGACGGAAGGAAAGTAGTGGAACCCAGGACAAATATTCTGGGAGTTATGCTCTAGACGATGGTACTTACCAGTACCGTTGGGTTAGGTGTAACTACGCCATTACTGAGAGGAAGCGCTTGACTGTTTACATTCAAGAGCGTCCCTCTGAGGCGGCACTATTGGGACTTACCAGTCCTGAGAATGTCGCCTGGGAGCTTCTGCCGTGGAGTTTTGTTGCCGACTGGTTCATTCCAATTGGCGACTACCTCACAGCACGGGGACTCTCCTCAATCGTCCCGGGGAAGTACATTACGGGGCACCTGCGCAAAGGTGTCGTTAACCCACCCTTCTGGGTTGGGAACGGCAACGGAGGCAGCGATGTTACGGTGTACCCTCGGCATCCGACTGGAGGTTATCCAGCGACGCGAGGAAAGAAACACTCTGTGCACTACTCACGTAGTGTAGGGAGTGATTTGACGGTTCCTTTACCGTCTTTCAAACCATTAGCGAAAGCCGCCTCTTGGCGACACTGTGCTAATGCCGTCGCTCTACTCACGCAACAATTCGCGGGTAGGGTCCGTCCTTAACTGGACACAACTTGCCGTTAACCACGGCTGTGAAAGGTCCGCTCTCATGAGCGATATTGCAAATATCACCGTCTATGACGGTGCATCCACCCCGGTGTCGCACACTCTTGTGGGCGAATCCGTCGAGCGTCTGCCCGACGGGACCGTAGTTGCAAAGTGGAAGGAGTCCCTCGCTGGGATCCCCGACTACGCGCAAGTACGGTGCACGATGACGAAGCGGAAGCTTCCGTCAGGCGTGTTCCGGGTTACCGCACGCACGATGGTTCCAGTTATGGAGTCCGTCAGTGGTCAGAATTCGGCCGGCTACACCGCAGCCCCAAAGGTTGCGTATGTGGATACGGTCGAGTCCGTGGGGTACTATCACGAGCGTGGTACCATTGCTGGCAGGCGTCTTGCCCGCCAGATCAATGTGAACATCATGGGGAACGTCTCTACGTCCGTGGCAGCTGCCACGGCAGGGCCGGCTAGCGAGCTGTTTGATCAGCTTGTGATGCCGACTTGAGATGGTCCCGACTATGATCCGGGCGGTGATGGAGGCGATTAAAACCCGCCCCTACGCCCAACGGTTAATAGTTCTCGCCCTGCTAGCGGTTCTTGCGCCGCTAGTAAATTCAACCAACTACTCCATTGGAGATATCTATGCGCTTCTTAACGCATTGGTTGGAACAGTACTCCCCCAGTGAATCACTGGACTTCTATCGGGAGCTAGCCATCTCGCACGCCTGGGAAGGCGGAGCAGTCGGAGAGCAAATCGCGGAGTTAATTCGCCGCGATAAACTCAAAGACTTATGCGAGTTCGAGGTTGACTATCAGCAGATATACTCAGAGGCTGAGACTCATGTTTTCTTAGAGTCCGTTGCCTCAGAGTCCCTGAGTGTTGATGGGAAAGACTATGCTGACCGTGTAAATAGGCGAGCAGCTGCACTCGTTCGGAGTGTGCGGCAGGCCCTAGCCTTCTTCCAAAAAGTCGAAGACCTAGACATAGGTGTCGACAAGGAGAAGGTCGCGATGCAGAAGTTCCTCGAAGCTGAAGAGCTATGCAAGGAAACTAACGACATCTTCCGGAAAGCGCGACGAGGCGAATTCTCTTTTCGTCCTCGCGTTGCTGCAGCAATTTCGTCTGCACAGCGTAAAATCTCGCGTGTACTAGGGGATGTTCCTCCTTTGGGGGATTTGTCCTTGCGCTTCGGTCCTGGTGCAACTCGTGCCACCAGAAGATCAGAGGCCTCTATTCGCCGCAAAATCGCGGAGAAGCCTCAGTGTAGCAAAGAGCTTGTGCCAGCCGTTTCATACGTGCTGGAAGAGCTGCCACACGTCACTGCCTTAAACGAACTCTCCACAAGAGAGGACGCGGATGGCAATGAGTGGGCCCGAGTAGAGCTGGAGGTCATACCAGCAAAACTCAGCTTTGTCCCTAAGACTGCCAAGACTTATAGGTCTATATGCACCGAGCCTGGTCTGAACGTCATCGTTCAGGCCGGGATAGGTAGCGTGATGGCCAAACGTCTGCTAGCAGTAGGTGTCGACATTCGGGACCAGACCAGGAATCAACGCCTGGCAGCCTCGGGGTCGTTAACCGGCGCTTTAGCAACGCTGGACCTGTCGTCCGCTTCGGATACTATCTCGAGAGAGATAGTGTTCGAGCTTCTTCCTCTGGACTGGGCGATTTACTTGGCGAGAGCCAGAACCCAGGAAGTACTACTGCCCAATGGGGCTGTACTTAACCAAGAGAAGTTTTCGTCAATGGGGAACGGCTTTACGTTCCCGTTGGAAACCCTGATCTTTTGGGGTTTGGCTGCTGCGTGCTGTCGTTCAGACAGCGACGTGTCAGTCTACGGTGATGATATCATCGTACCAACCGAGCACTTTGAGTACCTTACCGAGGTACTCGTTGCGTGCGGCTTTGTCGTCAACACGAAGAAGTCTTACGCTTCAGGACCCTTCAGAGAGTCTTGCGGCAAGGACTACATCATGGGAATCGACGTGCGACCATACTACCCGAGAGGGTGGATGAGTACGCAAAGCCTATTCGTCTTACATAACTTCTATGTGCGACGAGGCGACACCGATAGAGCTCAACGAGTGAGAAATCGAATTCACCCGAGCTTGGTGTTGTACGGACCCGACGGTTACGGCGATGGGCACCTGCTCGGGGATCACCCGAAAAGGAAACTACGCCGTTATGATAATCGCGGGTTTGGTGGCTACTTCTTTGACACGTACGTCACGGGAAATCCCCGAGACAAAGTCCCTCTGCAGAAGGGGGAGTACGTTGTCCCGCTTTATAGTATTTATCGGAGATCATCCGACGAGTACTTTCCCTCCAACTCTTCTTTTGGAAGAGACGTGGGGAGCTGGGCGTTCTGGGCGAAATTTCGTCACAGAGCACTCGGCAATAGCGGCCCGGCACCTCTCTCACTACCTGAAGGTAGCGATGATGTGAAGCATCTGCCCCTACCCGGGGTCACCGGATATAAGAAGATACAGATCTACACACTCCGG